GCGAAATTTTTAAATCTTCTATCAAATATATTTTCATGTAGTCTTATTAATCCTAGTCTAGTAAGACTAGTTGATACTCTACTCATTGACGCTGTATTAATATTATGTTGATATGTTGGATAGAATTTTTTATAAATATTGGCTATAGTTTCACCATCATATTTACACATTAAATAAAATATCATTAAACTTCTTAAATGTATTCCATTTTTATATGGTCTTTTTTGTTTAGCTAGTATTTCAAAATCAGATGCTATTTTAACAAAGTTCATGTTGATAATCCTAACCATTAAATTGTTTAGCTTGATTAACAGCGGCTCTGATAGCTCGCTTAGTTTCTTTTTTATTTGTAAATATTTCTTTATAGTTTGCTAGATAAGCAGCATTAGCTTTAGGACTTGGACTTCTCCACGCTAGTTTTTTGCTTGTTCCTCTTGGCATTATTTTTTCTCTTTAATTTCAAATATTGGTTTGTGTAAATTTTCGGCTTCAATAAGATAAGCTAACGCATCGTCATAACTATCTTGTTTATATTTATTAGAAGCTCTTACAATTTTTGCAGCTGCATAACATAGTGCAACTTTGTGAGCTGGTATTCCTGGGTTAAGAGGTACTGCTCCTGTTAATTCATCATCTAATATCACGGACCAAACTTTCGCAATACGTTTCATATTACGATCGAATGATCCGTAGATTAGTTCTCTGGATTGAGAAAGATCCGCAAGTCTTTTATTTCTTTGACTTTCCATTTTTTTTCTTTTGTAGCTCGTCATAAGATTTCTTGATTAAGAACTCGCAGGTTTTGCTCATTGAAATAGGAAGCTCAAAGCGGTCATTACTTAATTCTTTGAGCAGCTTGTAATGTTCAATGTTTATGGCAACAGATTTAAAGGCTAACGGATTCATTTTAGTTAGCCTCTAGTTTTGAAGGATCAAACGTAGTTGCTTCATCTGCAGGTGCAGAAAAGCCTCCGTTTTCTTCAAATGGTTCTACTCGATACCAAGCATAAAACTTGGTCCCAGCAGCCATTTTACCTTCGCCACTTGCGGTTTTAAGATAACCACCAAGCCGCCATTTTTTTCCATCAATTACGACTGAACCTTTTATGTCATAACTTGTACTTTTGTCTTTGTTGGTATTCAAGAACACCAATCCTAGGTTTTTGCGCTCTTTTTTAGCGCCTTCGTTATTATCTGGCATGTAACACTCCTTTTGTTGATAGCCATTGTTTAACAGCTGTAAATTTTTCAAGAAATCTTTGATAAGCTAAAGGATCTTTGCCTTTAAGATCATTGAAAGTAACTTGATAAGTTGTCAGCCATTGTTTGTAAGCGCCTTCATGACTAATTTTTTCTAGTTCTAAAAGTGCCTGCTGCAGTTTTTTATCGGACTGCTCACGAGCCAAACTTACTTCTTCAGCGCTGGCAACGCTGTCGTTAATCAGCCCAGTCATAGCCAAAGCACGACCAATACAACTTGTCTCACTTAGCTCTACATAACTGGTTTGATGCATTTTGGATTCTGCTCTAAACTCATGAGCAGTTCCAGTTGATACATGCTTGCCATCAATAAAGATGTCGGCTTGCATCAAAATCTGCTTGTCATCGTGATGAATAACTTTAGTAACTATATCTAATGAAGTTCCTAAATTTCTTCTCGCAACACCAAGACGTAAAGCAACTGTGGCATATTCTTTGCCATGGATGCTTACGGTTTGACCGTTAAGTGATTTTTTAAAATCAGTAATGGTCTTTATTAACTTTGACATATTAAACCTCCATTAATTAATGTCATTGTAAATCCCAAAGTTCTTTTGCAGCTTTTAAAAATTCAGGTCCTATGTTCCACATGTAAGGATGACTCCAGTTGGGATCTGTATCAGCACAAATATTTTGGATAATGCTATCTCGATCCAGATTGTCATACCTTGACAACATTCTTTCACGTCTTTTCGCAATCGAAACTAACTTGTTGTAATTTTGTTTTAAACCTTCCTTTGTCAGACCTGCGCAGTTTGTAGAATCATAAATTTCATGGTCATCAGAATTTGCATACAATAAATAAATTGGAAATTTGTAATCATAAAATTTTGAATAAAAAGCACATTGGCATAAATGATTTTCGCTAGGCTTAGATGGCAACTTACTCCTGATCAAAGAGTAAGAGCCATCTTTTTTTTGCTTGCCGAAGCGGTCCCAGACCGTCTTGAGTTCGACCAGAAAGAAATCAGGAGACGGAACGCCATCCTGGAAAGAGCCGAACTCAAAATCTGTCCGACCAATAATATCAACTAAAAGCCGAAGATCAGAAACTGAGATATGCTTCTCACAAGTAACAGTAGGAGCGGAAACAGGATCTCCTACAAGTTTTTCCAGCGCTAGGAAAATTTGATGTACGGTAGTTGGTATTGTTTCTAAGTAGTGATCTTTTTTAGCCTGATCTTTTTCATCAACTGGTTGGTATTCTTTAAATTTTTCGATTGCTTTTTGAAGTGAAGCTTCTTTTGTTAATTTTGTATGATTGACTGGAGATAATTTATTTGCTGAATTTAATTTCCATTTAACATCTGCAAGAACATCTTGAACTGCATCACCGCACGCAACACCAGCTTTCATCTGAGCGTTAGCTGGTAACATTCTTCTTTGCGCCTGAGTTAAAAACAAATATTTAAAAATAAAAGAACCATCGCCAATCATTAATGAAGTTGGAGACCAATGATTAAATTTTAATGTGTAAGCAAATTTTGGTAAAATATTTTTTTCCGAAAGAGGATCTTGTAAAACTTTATTTTTTTTATTTAACTCCATAATTAGGAGTAACTTTTATTTCATTGGATTTTATATGTAAACTGCGTTCTACGGATTGTAGAATATTATTTTACGTCTTGATCTTTCCTGGTACGGTTTGCATCGAGTTGAACGACACTACCTTTTTTGTTCTTATAATGTCCTTCAAACCATTGAATAAATAAAGCTCTTGGATATAAAATTGTATCTTTAACTCTAAAAAAAGTTGGACCAATATCTGCCAGTCTCCATCTCTTTAAAGTAGCTGTATCAATTTGAAAAGCTTTCTCGATTTGAATATCGGTAGCAGTAATTTTTTCTTTTATCCAATCTTCAAACATTATTTAATTTTTTCTCTTACTGAATTTAGCGAAAGGATGTAGCTTTCGCACATTATCTAAAGCTTCCAAATCTTTTTGAAATGGATGATTATAAATGTGAGAAGAAGCGCCACCTGTTAGCTGTGTTAGTTTAATCCGCTCTTGAATTTTTTTCATTTCTTCATAAATTTTTTCAGATTTATCTGCAATCTCTCTTGTTTTTTTTCCAACTTCTTGAGCCTGCTCTATAAATTTTTTATGCGCTTCTATTTCAGCTTGTAATCTTTCTTCTTCTCTAACTAAAGCTACAGAAGGTATTGAACCTCTCATTTTTGTTTTATCTGTAATAGCTTCTGGATTTACTAAAGCTACGACTGGAGCGA